GCCAGATTTAAGCTTCAGCGTCACGCCCAATTTGCGTGTGCGCTTCTGCTGGTCGTAGCTTCGGCGAGGGTTCGCAGTTCTTCCTCTATTTTTCTCATGGTGAACAGTTCCTCTTCCGATTCCGCTGTCACTAGTTGACTTAGAATCCAGCACATAGGTCTCTCCGTCAACAATGACAGGTACTTTTGGTCTGGCAGGTTCAATCTTGTGACATAGTGGAGGCGAAAGGAGCTTCTCGATCGTGTTGGCGCCATCCAGCCAGCTGTCAAAAATCGACAAGTCGAATTCTGGCAGTTGTACTGAAAGTTCAAAATCCATCCATCCATCATGGTTCTCATTAGGGTATTGGACGGACTCGTCATAGCGGGACCACCAACTACCGATACCGTGTAAGCGCTTAGGTCTATACTCACACACCTGCAAAACTCTCTTGCAGAGTTTTCCGATAACAGGCGTGTTTCGGTCGGTAGCGATGTAGGCCATCGCCTTTTCGATAAGCTTGTGGATAGCCGGGTAACCAGAAGGCAGGTTGACCGACGTGTGGAACTTAGACAGTTGTCTTTTGAGATCTGACATACTGTCAAGACATCCTTCCCACACACTTGGCGAATAGTAGCGTGCCAAGAAGGTGACTCCACGGCAGTGCCTCTCGACGATAGCGGCCTCAAGCATGAGACCCACCCTTTCGGCGGCCCATAAGTGGCTGTCGACAGGCAGGTCAGCATCGAGACCATCGTCTCCGAGATGGATTCCGAGGGCATTGAAGGCTTCTTGAGCGCTATACTTCTGCCCGGTGTGGGGGTTGTCTGTTCTTCTAAACCCGAGGAATGCGGTGAATGTCGCCCGCAGGGTTTGGAACAGGCTGGTGGCAGAACAGCCTGATCCGTGTGACGTTCCTTGATTGAACATTGTTCCTCCTGGTAGCCTTCCAATGTTTCCATAATTGGTTTTGAGGAGCTCATTCAACTCGGCGCGATAGTTAACAAAGGCCTTCATGCAAACTATCCGGTCAACATGACGCAGGGTCTTAGTGATTGTGCCATCCATGCGGTGGTAGTCTGAAACGTTCACAAAAGAAGCATTCCGACAGATGCAAGCCACTCGCTCGGCAATCTCTATAGGCGTCTTTCCAGGACCATACCACGGAAACTGCTTGCAATGTTCTGATAGAGATAGCGCAAATCTCGCCATGTCCAACTTATCAGCATCATTATAGGTGCTAATGTTACGTGGATCTTTGACGTCAAGATACGCCTCCGCTTTCAGGAAACATTTTAAGAGACGCTTTCGTATGGGTCCATTGACGAAAGCCCTCCACAAGGACTGTCTCTGGGCAGCGCCGGTCTGTTTCTGTTCAACGACATCGACAGACACGGGTTCAAGTACTGTGCCATTAAGGAGGAGGTCAGCAAATTCCTCCATGCACGCATCGCGAAAACGATGGGGTTTTGGTTCAGGTCTCTTCAAATCGTCAATCCTGCCTTTAAC